AGTTTACCAAAAGAATATACGATAGACGAACTGTTGAAAGATTGACTGTCAAATAATAGTGTATGTCAAATAGTTGACCATCTATAAATAATATAGAGAGGAAAAAACTATGGAATCAATAGATATATTAGATATTATTAATACATTATGGCCTATAGCTTTAGGATTTGTTGGTTTAGTTATTGTATTAGCTAAAATGCATACCTCAATAGAAGTTCTTCAGGAAAAAGTAAAAGCACTCTTTGACCTCCATAATAAAAAATAATTTTAAAATAGGGTTGACTTGTTCTCAAAACAGTGTTATTATAGTATTATAACAATGAGAGAGAAAGGCAATATTATGAAGAAAAAAAATATTACAAAACTAATGAATGAATTTGTAGATTATGTTTATAGTTTTTATGGTGAAGATGGTATCTATGATATGGGTGCCACTAGAGATAATATCACTACTGCAACTATTGACTATATTTCAAGTTTAAGTGTATATAATCATCATCAAAAATTTTGTGGTGATAGTCTTGATAGAGAAAGAGTAAGAGATATTCTTACAAGTAAGTTTAATTTAAAGGAGTTATATAATGACATATAGAGAAACAATGAAAGATTTATTTAATAAACATAATGCAATGATGGCTGGTCAATATCCAGACGGAGACTATTCAACAGAGTTTAAAAATATTTGTGATTTTTACTGTTTAGATGCAGTTACAGAATGGGAAATTCTTGAAGATAGTATCTAATATGCTGTTGACAAATACTAAAGTTGTGATATACTTTAATAGTAATAATAATAATTAAATCAATGAGGTAAATAATGATTTGGTGCTTTAACGAACATAGAGATATTCCATTAGATATTAGACTATTTCTAGAGAATGCTTCTGGTGAACCTTTAAAAAAACTTTCAATAGAAGATATTAATAGTTTCTTAACAGACTATGATGATTTTAATAATAATGTTTTAGGAAAGGATTATATACAAGATGATGTACAAAGGTCATAAAAGAAATAGAAATAAGTTTCAAGAACAAAAAACTAAGGGTTCTGCGGTGATTGTTCAAAATAATAATGTTGATAAAGCATTAAGAAAACTTAAAAAGAAATTACAAAAAGAAAACTTTTTCAATGAATTAAGAAGTAGAGAGTTTTTTGAAACAAGAAGTGAAAAGAAAAGAAAAGAGAAAGCAGCGAGTACAAGAAGATGTATAAGAAAAGCAGAAAAATTAAAAGAGTCGATGGTCTAAAATGGACAGCATGTTTTATATTAATAGTAGAGTTAATGTTGACTTCATATAACATCTATCCTCTTAACTTATATTTCATGGTTATAGGGACTTTTTTATGGATTATGGTCTCTTTCTTATGGAAAGAGACCTCATTAATGATACTAAATATAATTGCTTGTTTGATTGGATTATCAGGAATAGTAAATTCGTGGGTATAAATATGAATATGGATAAGAAAAGTAAAAATATAATTCAGTTTCCTAAAAAGTTTAAGGGTAAAAGAGAAGTTAAGATACCTGATTACGATGTTATGGAATTAAATGAAGATATGGCTTTTGCAGATAATCTTACAGAAGGATTGATAGTGCAAGTTGTTCATATGATGAGTGAAAATGGTGTTAAAGTTACCTCTAAACCATTTATTTCAGATTTAGCATTTATCATAGAATCTATTAAATCTAGTCTTTATAGAGATTTAGATATAGAACATGATATGCAGGATTTAATGGACGAGTTCATGACCACTGAAACTGATGAGAAGACTAAAAAAGTAAATACTACTTTTAACATGGAATTGATACCAGAATTTTTAAAAAAAGTAAAAGAGATAAAAAAAGATAAATGATTTTAGTTGATATGAATCAAGTTATGATTAGTAACTTGATGGTACATTTGAATAGTAATGAGTTAAATGAAGATATGGTTAGACATATGGTTCTTAATTCACTACGCTCATATAAAACAAAGTTTGGTGACAACTATGGTGAATTAGTTCTTTGTTACGATGACAAACACTATTGGAGAAAAGAGTATTTTCCTAATTACAAAGCAAATCGTAAAAAAGATAGAAGTGCATCTAAGTTAGATTGGAATGAATTATTTGAAACTCTAAACAAAATTCGTGATGAGATTAAAGAAGTTTTCCCTTACAAAGTTTTACAGGTGGCAGGTGCAGAAGCTGATGATATTATAGCAACGATTGTAAAAGTAATATCAGAAACCCCTAAATTATTTGAAAATGTTTTAATCATGTCAGGAGATAAAGATTTCATACAATTACAGAAACATTCATTTGTAAAACAATATTCACCCACATTAAAAAAATATGTAAATGGTGTTGACCCAAATCAATATCGTATTGAACATATATTTAAAGGTGATAGAGGTGACGGCATACCAAATATTCTGTCTAGTGATAATACATTTGTTGAAGGTATCAGACAAAGACCTTTAAGTAAAAAGAAAATAGACGAATGGATTTCTAAGAGTGAATGGCCCATTCCAGAATGGAATGATGAACTTAAAAGAAACTATCAAAGAAATAAAACTTTAATAGATTTGGAATGTTTGCCAAGTGAGATATTTGAAAGAATATATATTACTTGGAAAGATTATGAAGTAACTGATAGAAGTAAAATACTTCCATATTTTATGAAGTATAGACTTCGTGAATTAACTGAAAAACTAGGAGACTTTTAAAATGGCTTATACTGATTCTGAAAATGAAAATGCAGTGAATGTTGTTAGACCTCTAATTCATGAGATTTTGACAATGGTTAATAATGCTAAAGACAAACCAAAAAAAATAAAAGTATTACAAAAATACGATAGTGAGGGGTTAAGAATGCTTATAAAATCATCTTTTGACCCAAAGATTGTTTGGAGATTACCAAAGGGTGATGTACCATTTATGAAAAATGATGCACCTGAGGGCACTCAACATACTAGATTAGAGCAAGAAGCCAAAAAATTATTTCACTATATTAAAGGCGGAAACGATAGACTTAATCAGATGAAATGTGAACAGATGTTTGTTCAACTATTAGAAGGATTACAAGAGAATGAAGCTGAAGTAGTAATACTTGCTAAAGATAAAATACTTCATCAAAAATATAAGGGTTTATCGCAACAAGTAGTAAAAGAGGCATTTAGTTGGGACGATGATTTTCTCAACACAAGACATCCAAAATATAAAAAGGCAGGTTGACAACCTTAATTTTGTGTGATACTATTAGTTATTATTAATTGAAAAGAAAGAGAAGTTATATTATGTTATTTTGGATTTACACGATTATTGGATTTATGACCAGTTTCCTGGCGGCAGGTGCTGTTGACGGTGATACCTCTCTCACTACTCTTTCCGTCTTATCTGCCGTAGGAATCATGTTCTTATTATTAGCAATGTTTGAAAACTTTAGAAATGGCGAAGAATAAGAATATGTTTAAAGAAATGCTAGAATATCGTTCTGATTATAATTCTAGCATTTCTTCTTTTTTAACTAGGAGAGGTACTATGTTAAAATATTTACTAGGTGGCACAGTAGCAATAATTATTGCTATTTCTGCCTTTGAAGAAAAACCAATAAAAGATTGGACAGATGATATTAAACTTGATATATCATTTCCAATTATTGAACCAAAAATTAGTTATATTGACCCAGCACAGGTTACCTGTCTTGCTAAAAATATGTATTTTGAGGCAAGAAGTGAGGGTATTGCAGGGGTTGTGGCAACAACTCAAGTGGTGTATAATAGAGTTGCAAGTGAACAATATCCAAATACTGTTTGTAGTGTAATTGAACAGGCAAAAATATCACAGTGGTGGTTGCAAGAAAAAGGTATTAAAAAACCTATCAAAAATAAATGTCAGTTCAGTTGGTTTTGTGATGGCTATTCAGATGAACCAAAAGATGAAAAGACTTATAATGAATTATATACTCTTGCAGAACAGTTTGTTGCAGGTAGACATAAAAAGATGATTGATATTACTGACGGTGCTTTATGGTATCATGCAGATTATGTACACCCTAAATGGGCAAATAAAAAAGAAGTAACAACAAAAGTAGGAAGGCATATATTTTACAGATGAACATATTTTATTTAAATGAATCACCTGAAATTTCAGCAATAGAACATTGTGATAAACATGCCGTAAAAATGTGTGTTGAGTATGCACAACTTTTATCTACTGCACATAGAGTTCTAGATGGTATAGAATATATCGGTACTACTAAAACAGGTAGAAAAGCTAAAAGATGGAGACACCCTAATTTAGAGTTTGATAAAAATCTAATGTTGGCTAGTCATGTAAAACACCCATCTGGTATTTGGTGTAGAGAAACAAAAGGTAATTATTCTTGGTTACTTCATTTATTAGTACATCTACTCAAAGAATATACACATAGATATGGTAAGAGGCACTCAGTAGAAGATAGATTACCATACTTAAATTTTATACCTAAACATATCTCTCAAGATATGAGAACAACAGAGATGCCACAATGTATGCCGGAATATTGTAAAGTGCCTGGCAAGCCAATAACGGCATATAAGAACTACTATATAAATGAGAAGGTAAGATTTGCCACTTGGAAAAATAGGAGTATACCACAATGGTACGAAGAAAAAGTTATTGGGACGACATTGGTGAACACATAGCAAAAAGTGATATGAATTATTTAGATAGTGAAACCCAATTAAAAAGAAATGTTAGAGATTTGCAAGAACAACTTACTAATGCAAATATCAAGATTAAAAATTTAATTGAAGAAAATCATGAACTAAGGAGAAAATATTATGGACAAGAAAACAAAAGTAAGTAAATTAGATAAACTATTGTGGTTGCTTGAAGAAATAAGAATCGCAGATAAATTTATTGAAGACAATGGTCCAGAAGATATGGGTTATGTTCATACAGCAAATAATTATTTAAAAGAAAGAGCTCAAACTTTAAAAGAAGAGTTAAACGAAGAATACGGTTTCAATGCCTAGATATGATTTTAAAAATAAAGAAACAGGCGAAGAACTAGAAAAGTTCTGCACCTATGATGAAAAGGTTTTGTTCTTACAACAAAACCCACAATGGCAAAGTTCTTTTAAAGAAATGAATATTATTGGTGGTGTTTCAAAATCACAGTTAGGTGATAGTGGTTGGAAAGACACTTTAAGTAAAATTGCAGAGAAGCATCCTACTAGCCCTTTGGCTGATAGATATGGAAAGAAAACGATTAAACAATTAAAGGCAAGAAGGGCATACGATAAGCATAAAAAAAGAACTAAATAGTAGTATGAAAATACTATTTTTACTTCTTTTATTGTTACCTATTTCTCTACCTTCGGAAACTCATTTTTCTTGGGAAGAATGGATTAAAGATACTTTCCTTAATGAAGACTTTATGAAGGGCCTTGATGAAGATGTAGTTATAAATGATGGTACTGGATTAATTGATATACAAGCACCATATCGTGCTTTAAATGGTGCAAATGTTCCAATTACAATTTCCACTAAATCAAGAGATATTTTAAAATATATCTTGATTGTTGATGAAAACCCAACACCATGTTGTGCAATATTTGAGTTTGATAATATGCCTGCATATGTTGAAACAAATATTAGAGTTAATGCATATACTTATTTAAGAGTGCTTGCAGAAGATAGATTTGGTGATGTATATATGGTAACACGATTTATTAAAGCTGCTGGGGGTTGTTCAGCACCAGGTCTGATAGACTCTGGAAACCCAAAAGGTACGATAACTGTAAAAAGTCCTTATTCATACCCAGGTGTCACTAACTATCAATTCTGGCACCCTAATTATAGTGGTATGCAATTTGACCAATTAACTAGAACAGAAATTCCAGCAGAATACATAGAGAAGGTAGATATTGAATTTGACAATTCTTCATTTCGTTATGAGGGTACGATAGGAATTGCAGAGAATGTATATTTTAATTTAATAACTGAAAAGGGTATCGGAACAATTACAGCTACAGATAGCGACGGAAATATTTTTAGTAAACAACTTGAGGATTAATTATGGCAAAAAAACAAGATGTGAAACTTGATAATTTAGTTTCAATTAAACCAATCACAGACAATCAAAAATTAGTATTCGAAGCATGGAGAAAAAATAATAAGAATTTGTTTCTCTTTGGTGCCGCTGGTACAGGTAAAACTTTTGTATCACTATATTTAGCACTTGAACAAGTGTTAGACCCAAAAACAAAATACGACAATGTAATTATTATTAGGTCTGTTGTACCAACAAGAGATATTGGTTTCTTACCAGGCGATGAAGAAGATAAATCAGCATTGTATCAAGTACCATATCATAACATGGTTCAATTTATGTTTGAACAAGCAAGTGATACTGCTTTCAGTATGTTGTATGATAGATTAAAAAATCAAGGTAGTATTACATTTTTAACTACTTCTTATTTAAGAGGTATTACATTAGATAATGCTATTGTAATTGTTGATGAATCACAGAATTTAAATTTTCATGAATTAGATACAGTTATTACAAGAGTTGGTCAAGATAGTAAGATTATATTTTGTGGTGATTTTTTTCAAACAGATTTATCTAAAATGTCTGAAAGAGAAGGTCTACAAGATTTCATGAGAATTTTAGAACAAATGAAAGAATTTGAAGTAGTAGAATTTACAATAGGTGATATTGTTCGTTCAGGATTTGTTCGTTCTTATCTCATAGAAAAAACTAAATTAGGATTAGAACAATGAAACTATCAAAAAACTTTACTGTTGCAGAATACATAAAATCACAAACTGCAACACGACACGAAATAGATAATTCTTTAAGTGAGGAACATCTAGAAAATGCAAAAAAATTATTTGCAAATGTTGTACAACCAATAAGAGAAAAGTTTGGTGTTACACTTATTACATCTGGTTATAGAAGTCCAGAATTAAATGCAAAGATAGGTGGTTCATCTAAATCACAGCATTGTAAAGGTCAGGCGGTTGACCTTGAGTGTTTAAAAGAAAGTAATGCAGATGTTGCTATGTGGATAGAGAATAATCTAGATTTTGACCAGCTTATATTAGAGTTCTATACACCAGGAGAACCTAGCTCTGGGTGGATTCATGTATCTTATAATGAAGATGGAAAAAATAGAAAATCGGTATTGACAGCAAGTAAAATAAATCGTAAAACTGTATATACAAATGGTCTAAACATATGATAGACAAAGAAGGTTACACACAAAGAGAATGGGATAGAGTTGTAGGGTATGGTAAAGTACCTAAAAAATACAAAAAGAAATAATGCAAATAATTGACAAATACTTATCAGAATTAGATTATAATAAAATAAAAGAAAAATATCAAGGGCCTGAAGTACCTTGGAGATTTATCAAAGAAGCAAACTTTAATTCCTCAAAAGCAGCTTTTCAATTTGTTTATGAAACTTATAATATGATGTGGACAGATTTTGAAGTTCCAGATGAAACAAATTTATTATTAAGTAGATTAAGACACAATAAATGTAAAAAAGTTATTCGTTCTAAAAGCAATCTTTTTACTAAAAGACAAGATGTTATTAAGTATGGTTGGCATATTGATATAGAAGGGCTTGACAAATTCAAAACTTTGTTATATTATATAAATACGAACAATGGCGGAACCGAGTTTGAAAACGGCGGGTTCGTTAAGTCTGTTGCAAATAGAGCTGTGATTGTAGATGGTGATATAAAACATCAATCAGTAGGGCAGACAGACGAAGATATTAGACTTCTAATTAACATTAATTTTTTAGAAGAACCATGGGAAGTAGTGAAAACAGAAGTATGACAAAAGTAGTAGAGTTTCCAAAATCAAATAATATATTTACTCATAAAGAAGATGTAAATATTCCTGAAATAAAAGCAGTTACAAAAGATAAGATAAGATTATATACGACCCCAGAGGGTAACGAATATCCTTCTATTACAACTGTTTTATCAGGTCGTAATAAGGCAGGTTTATTAGAGTGGAGAAATAGGGTTGGTAATGAAGTTGCTAATTACATTGCAAGAAAAGCTGCAACAAGAGGTACTCAGGTTCATAATTTTTGTGAAGATTATATAAACAATAAACTAGAAAAGATTGAAGAAAAGAAAAAAGGTAGATTTCTTGCACATTGTATGTTCTCACAACTAAAACCATATTTAGATGAAAACATTGGTTTAGTCCACCTACAAGAAACTTCTTTATGGTCTGATTATTATAAACTTGCTGGTAGAGTCGATTGTATTGCAGAATACAAAGGTACACTATCTGTAATTGATTTTAAAACAAGTACAAAGACAAGAGAAGATTCTTGGAATGAAAACTATTATATTCAAGGTTCAGCATATGCAGAGATGTATCAAGAGAGAACACAAGAACAGATTAATCAGATAGTTATTTTAGTAGTCACAGAAGATGGTACAGTACAAGAGTTCATAAAAGATAAAAAAATATACTTACACCTTCTTGACAAAGAGATTGGATTGTATTATAATGAACCTACTAATACTAAGCAAGGGTTTCCTGGATTATTGCCAGGTTCTTGGTAGTTTATGAACGAGTTGTTCATAATTCTTGCAGAATTACATAAGACTAAATATCTCAAGAATAATTGTAAAGAATTTTTTGATGATGATAGTTTGAAGATAGACAGGACGGCGGTGCGATTCCGCCTACCTCCACCAACCCTAATGAGGGGGTAATGTAGGGTCGACTGGTATTGAATGATTATCGGAGAAGAATGGGGTGACTCCCTAAATGGTCAAACAAGTAAATGCAAACGATAATTTTGCATCTGAAGATTTTGCACTCGCTGCTTAATCTTATGGGTCTGACAGTACCTGGAAACAGAAACTGTCACTTAACTATGTGGTCTGCGGTCTTTAAGACAACCAGCACTACTTTTAGGAGAAGTAACATGGCTTGGAATAAACCTGTTATCACAGAAATCTCAGTTGGCTTAGAAATCAACTCTTACGCTTGTGCTGAGAAATAGTTAAAATTGGGAGACTCAGGTCTCCCTTTTTTTCTTTAATAATTAATTAAGTGAGAATATCATGACACCCAAAACATTTTCTATTTTCATAGAATCAGAAGTCCGTAGAAAAAAGATTACTCATATGGACGCTATACTAGAATATTGTTATCAAAAAGAAGTCGAACCAGACTCAGTAACTAATCTAATACAAAAACCACTCAAAGATAAAATAGAAGCAGATGCTAGAAATTTAAATTATTTACCGAAAATGGGTAAGTTACCTTTATGACGGAACTAAGAGGAGTAACTAGAACATTGGATCCTTTCAAAGCATATATGATTTACATGGGATTAAAAGCACATTTTAATTCTAACTACGACTATGTGAAGTATGGTGGTAAAACTTCAGCAACAAGAAACAGTTATTTAAATCGTAGAGATAAAGCTTTCTTTGGAAAAGCATCTAGAAAGTTTAAAGAAGAGGTCGAAGACTTTTTTATTTCTAATTTTGTAGAGAATGAAAAAGGATATGTTGGTCAGTTTAACGAAGAAACTTATGTGCAATGGAAAAAAAGAGTTCAAAGTTTAAGATACCAATTCAAGAATGATATAGTATTGTTATTAGAACAAAGTAAGACCTTTAATAAGATATTTGAATGTAAAGACGGACAACACCCTATTCTATTTAAAAGTTATTTAGCAAAAAAAATTAGTATTGAAACAATGGTTATATTAGATAGTGTTGTAGATTATGTTAAAGATTTTGATACAAAAATTCATGAAACTGTCATATGGCCAAATCATGCAAAAAAAATAAATAATTACAAAAAACTATTGACTTTTGACAATTCTCAGTATAAAATGATATTATTCAATTTAGTAAAATAGGAGTTATTATGAATGCCGAAATTATGAATCAATCTTTGATTAATAAAGAATTAGAAAATCAATCTTTAGTAAGAGAAAGAGATTTCTTTAAATCTAAAGTTGAAGACCTTGAGAATCAAGTCAAGAATCTATCAACTGAACATGCTTATATTCAAAACAAAAACACTGAACTTAGAACTAAACTAAAAGAAGCAGTTGCAAGACCTCTTAATCGCTTCAAAAAACCTTTCAGGAGAAACTAAATGGAACAAAGATTTACATTTATCAAAACAAATGAAATTAAAGATGATGAGATAGAACAAGAGGAAAGAGTTGAAGTTGAAACTGTTATTGAAGAAAATGATTTTGAAGAATTATCTGAAAAGTTGACTAACTTTTTAGCAGGGTGTGGCTATCATGATGTCTTTGTTGAAATTAATCAAAAAGATGAAGAAGAATATGATGATGATGATGAAGACTTTGAAGACCATGATGAAAGTGGGATTGAACAAACAGACTAATGAAAAAAAACTTATTTATTATTGGTAACGGTGAATCTAGAAAGTATCACGAATTAGACTATTTAAATCTTTATGGTAAAATATATGGTTGTAATGCCCTTTATCGTGATTTTACACCTGACGGATTAATATCTTGTGATTGGAAAATGCAACATGAAATTCATTCGTCAGGTTATTGTTCTAAGAACAAATGTTACTTTAAAAGTTGGAAAAGATTACCTAGTGATTTTTATGATATGATGATGATGACCAGTTTAGCAGAAGATGTGACAAAAGATTTAAATGTACAATTAAAAGAAGCAGGTCTTCCGACCTTAGAACATTTTGTATATGAGAATGAAAGAGGCAATAAAAAAGAATGTGTTGTACAAGGTATTAACGCTGAACAAGTCGCTTATGTTTTACAGAAGTTAATACAAGAATATAAAATGGATAGTTTTGATGTAAAAGAAAAACTTGGTAATGCAGGTCTATTTATTAATTGGGTTGAAGAAAAAGATAAGATAGAAGACATAGACCAATTCTTTGACGGTGAACATAAGGGTTGGGCATCTGGCCCAACAGCAGTAAGAGTTGCAATAGAAGAGAACCCAGGTATTGCATCAAGTAATGTTTTCATGTTAGGATTTGATATGAAAACAGGTGGTAAAATTAATAACATTTATAAAGATACAGATTGTTATGTATCTAAAGATTGTAAATATGTTGGTTCTTCAAACTGGAGACAACAACACAAACAGAATTTTGAGAACGACAACTATTCTCATATAAAGTTTTACAGAGTCATAAATGACGATTCCATAATTGAGGAATGGGAAGATTGTGACAATGTAAAAAACATAAGATATTCAGAGATGAATACGCTTATAAATAACTCTATATAATGATTAAGTGAAGATAAAATAGCATATAATAACATACGGAGAAAATAATATGTCATTAGATACTTTAAAAAAGTCTAATTCATTAGACAAAATATTAGCTGCAGTTAAAACTGAAACTGCTCCAGCTGAAAAACAATCATATGTAGATGAAAGACTATGGAAACCTGAACTAGATAAATCTGGTAATGGTTATGCAGTAATAAGATTTCTACCATCACCTGAAGGCGAAGATTCTATGCCTTGGGCGAAGTTATGGAATCATGCATTTCAAGGTCCTACTGGTAAGTGGTTTATTGAAAATTCATTAACTACTTTAAATCAGAAGGATCCTGTGTCTGAATACAATAGTTCATTGTGGAACTCTGGTGTTGAAAGTGATAAAGAAATCGCTAGAAAACAAAAGAGAAAACTACAATATTATTCTAACATATATGTTGTATCTGACCCACAGCATCCAGAAAACGAAGGAAAGGTATTCTTATTCAGATATGGTAAGAAAATCTTTGATAAGTTAATGGAAGCTTTACAACCTCAGTTTGAAGATGAAACTCCTGTAAATCCTTTTGATTTTTGGGAAGGTGCAAACTTTAAATTGAAGATTAGAAAGGTTGATGGTTATTGGAATTACGACAAGTCAGAATTTGAAAGTCCTTCAAAGTTAAGTGAAGATGATGAAGTTTTAGATAAAATCTATAACTCAGAATACTCTTTAGCAGAGTTTACTGCACCATCTAACTTTAAAACTTATGATGAACTCAAGTCTAGGCTTGATGATGTTCTAACGGGCACTCAATCATCTAAGAGTTCTGCTGAAGATGTAGAACTCGAAACTGTTGAAACAGATGTTGAAGACAAACAATATGTTGACAATGTTGTTGCAACAACAAAGACTGAAAGTGACGAATCCTTAGATTACTTTCAGAAACTAGCAAAAGAGGCCTAAACACCTATTTTGTTTCTCCTTTATTATAAGGGCGTGTGAGAAATTATACGCCCTTTTTTTATTATAAATAGAAGAAAGAGGAGAATGAGGTATGGACCCAATTACAGCGGTAGCCGCAGCTACAGCAGCATTTAACACGATTAAAAAAGGTTTTGAATTTGGCCGTGATGTCGAAAGCATGTACGGTGATATCGGCAGATGGATGACAGCTAATGAAGCGATTCATCAAGGGCATAATAGTGCTAAGAAAAGAAGTGTTGGAAGTATTGAGGAGGAAGCATTAGAAACCTTTGGGGCTTTGAAAAAAGCAAAGAGAATGGAAGATGAATTGAGAAACTGGCTTATCGCCACACACGGAATGAATGCTTGGAATGACCTGTTACGAATACAAGCATCAATTAGAAAAAAAAGAAAAGAAGAAGCAGAGAGAAAAAGAAAAGAATTAGAAGCCATGATTAAATGGATATTTGGAGGATTTTTATTTGTTATTGTTGCAGGACTTGTATTAATGATAACTATGAAGTATACTGGATACATTTAAATGTCTAAAAAAGTATTCAGAAAACCAGATGATTTAAGAAGTCATTATCGACCTAGACATAGAATTACAGAATACAAATCACCTGTCGTTGCATGGGAAAGTACATTAGATAGAGAATGGGTAGAAGATGCAAGAGGTGAGGGATATTTTCAAGAGAAAGTTATTGTAACTAAAAAAAATAAAAATTAAAAATCTGCAGCTTCAGCTGCCAAAGTCATTCCTCTATCAGGATTCTGTGGACCCATAATAGATACTGTACTTGTATTTGAATTATTCGTAACATTTGTTGTTGGTGCAATAACAGAAGTTGGCTTAGATTGGTCTATTGCAAGTTTATCTTCAAATCTATTATCAAAAGAACCTGCAGCTATTTTATCACCAGTAATTGTTCTATCTTCATCAAGTCTTGCTTCTGCTCTTTCTTTTTCTAAATTTTCTCTTAATTCTCTTTGTTCTCTTGATATAACTTGTGCTTTTACTCTTTTTTCTTTTTTTCTTTTTCTATCTAGTGTTCGTTCTTGTGCTTCTGTTCTTTTATTTTGAGTTTCCATTATAGATGCACCAGTAGCATCATCAGCAGTTTGACCTTGACCAGCAAATGGGTTATTATCTCTAGCGGGTTTGCCAGTATCTTCGTTTAATTTCCCCACCTCTTCATCATCTCCTCCAAATCCGAAGAAACTCTTAAAAGCGTCAAC